GTCTTTTTTATTGTTTGTAAAGGATCACGTATAGTATTTTCAATTTCTTCTTCAAACATTTCAAGTCTTCCAATTAATGCTGATAATGTACTAATTAATATAGGGATAATTATGACAGTAAATAATAATGTAAGAAATAAGAATAATGAAATCATAGTTCCTATAGCTATTACATCACGACTCATGTCTTCCGAGCATTTGCATTTTTCATTTGTTAAATATCTAACATAATCAAAAGCATAATATATATATACAACGAATATTAAGAAAAACACAAATGTACCGATTGCTAATAATTGTACTACAATTGGACCCATACTTTTAGCAATACTACTTAGAGAAGCAAAAGATGTTATTAAGAAATATGCTAATGCGATTAAAGTAAAGTTTTTGATAAAGTCTTTATTTGGGTGTTCTGAACATTCACATCCGATATTTTCAAGTTTATACAAATATGCGTATATTATAATTAATAATATTGCAAAAATCATTTGAATAATGACACTACTGTAAAATGACAGATTGTTTTCTACTACTTTCATAATTACTTATTCTTACTCTATACTATTATATAGAAATTATTATTATTATAAATCAATAATATTATATAGAAATTATTATTATAAATCAATAATATTATAAATTATAAATTTTGTAGAAGTATTATATTTTGTTGTATCCAATTTTTTTATTTTATTAATAATTTCATCAGATCTTATAATTTGTAATATTTTGTATAATTGATCCATAAATATGTCTATTATATATTTATGTACCGTTCCTTCAATTATAATTTCTAACATATATGAATATATTCTATTTAATAAATCCGATATTTCATCTTTTTTTATAATAGTCCATATTTTATTTATATTATTTATACACTTTTTCCATTTTATATAATTACAATATAATTCATATTCATCGTTAAGAAGTAATAAATTATTATCGTATATATATTGTGGAGGTTTCCATTCTTCATCATCATTATAAGTTTTCCACATTTTTTCTATCATTTCAGATAAGAATACTTTTTCAAAAAAATAAAATATATCAAAATATATTTTATCATCGTTTAATTTAGTATATCCCCATACTAAATTAAAAAACTCTTCGTTATTATTTACATTAATTATAACCTTTATTTTTTCATAAATTATTTCTTTGTTTTTGAGCGTTAATTTATTAAGATATCCAATTAAATTTCTTTTTATCATAGAGTTATTCGTAAAGTCAGGTATGATTATATGGAATCTACTTTTATTCTTGACATCATGTTCTTTATCTTTTTTATTATAAACTTTTTTAGCCAATATCATTTTAGGATCATAAAATGAATTGAAACAACTATATTTTTTTTTTAATACATCGGCTTTATCAATAATATCCAAAGGTATTTCGTATTTATCATTATATTTATTTTGAAAGTTTGACAATTTTATTTTTACAATTTTATCAGTCATTATATAATATATTATATAAATAATCTTATATATATATTACATAAAGCAAATATATATAATATATAATATAATATTAATGAATATTATGAATGAATGCTGCGTAGATACAGAAAACTTTATAATTAATTTAGAAAATATATATGGTCTTCATTCAATTTACCGTACTATAATAGTATGTAAAGATAATATAGACTTTTACGAGGAATTATTAGATAAAAAAAACTATAGTGTATATAAAATATATAATTTTGAAGATATTGATTATGATTCTTTAGATAAAAGAGTTTTTTTAATAAATGAAGACTTTTTTATTAATTTTATTAAAGAAATAAACATTAAATATAAAAAGATGTTCTATAATTTAGTAACATTCACTCCATATTGTGATAAGAATAATATAATAAAAGAATATAAAGGTCTTGTTAATCATTGCGATGATTATTTTATTTTCTGATATTGTTTTATAGAGCGTAAAATGTTTAAAAAGAATGGGTTAGGAGATATTATGAAAGTTTTGAATACAAAAGGTGTATTTATTGCTATTATTGTTTTATTAACGGTAACAATATTAATGTTTATAAATTACAATAATGTATATGAAAATTTTTACAGTAATAATGTATATACATTAGAATATTACTATATGGACGGTTGTGGTCATTGCACGGAGTTCAATGAATCAAAAGTCTGGGAAAGTCTTAAATCAAAAAAATGGGATAATGTTACATTGGAAAAATATAATAGAAAAGATAAGATGGATAGAGTTGAAAAGTTCAATATAACAGGATATCCATCTTTTATTCTTGTAAAAGATGATGAAATCGTAAAGTCATATAATGGTAATAGAACTTATGATTCAATAAAATCATTTATAGAAAAAGAAACTAAAGTTTAAATGTATATATAAGATAATGATAAAATATTATAATAGTAATAGTATTAATATAATAAAATGGGTGGAGGATTAATGCAATTAGTCATTACAGGACATCCAATGGACGAATATATATTAACAAATTCATGTATTAATTACTATAAATATGTTTATAAAAAACATACTAATTTTTCGATGGAAAATCTTGAAATATCACCAATTAATAATGGTAATAATGGGTTAATGTCTACTGCTATAATGACATATGATATTAAAAGACATGGAGATTTGTTAAGTAATATTTTTATTAGTTTTAAAATACCTGATATATATTCAAGTAATGAATTGAAATTTAGATGGGTTGATAATCTTGGATTTAATTATATTTATAGAGCTGATATTGAAATAGCAGGGAATAAAATAGAATCTATATATGGAGAATGGATGAATATATGGAATGAATTAACAAGTAGTGATGGTATAATATATAATAAATTAATTGGAAATATTGATGAGATGATAAATCCATATAGTTTTCAAGCAAAATATACTCTTATTAACAATAAATTATATAATATAACATATCCAGTTAGAACATTACAGGAAACAATACCAAGTATTAAAGGTAGAGAAATACAAGTACCTTTACATTTTTGGTTTACAAGAAATCCGTCATTAGCATTACCTTTATTAAAACTTGCTAATAACGAGGTTAGATTAGTAGTAGAAACAAATAAAAAATCTATTGAGGGTTTATATAAAGTATGGAGTAATATTTTGAATGTTTTTGTTAGTAGTAAATTATATAATATAATTCATTCAGCGAATATAAATATTTATAATTTCATAAAAAACACACCTGTTTCAAATCCTTTCGATGTGAATAATAAATTACATTTAACATATGTATTTTTGGATACAATAGAAAGAAGTAGAATATTAATGGAAAATAATACTATAGATTATGTAATAGATACTATTAAAATAGCAACAGGCGATGGAACTGATAATAAGTATAATATATCAAATGCTAATAATCACATTAAAGAAATAATATGGACTATTAAAAGAAGTGATATAATTGATAATTTCAATAATTATACTAATTATACAGCTTCTCATGTATATAATGAGAGTATGGGTATTCTTAAAAGAGCATCTATTAAGTGGCTTAATCAAACTGACCGTGTAGATTATGATGCTAACTTCTATAATCAGATACAACCATATTATAATCATACAAATATTCCGAGAACTGGTATTTATTGTTATTCATTTGCATTATTTCCTGAAAAAATAAATACATCTGGTTCTTATAATAATTCTAAAATAACAACCGCACTTCACATTGAATTAAATGATTATAGTAATGATGTTTTATATAATGGTATTAGTAATCAAATTGCGGTAATAACTGGTAGACCCGAAAATATAAAATATGATGTTAATATATTTATAAAAGAAATAAATGTATTATCTGTTATTAATGGTGGAGCAAGTCTAAAATTTGTGTAATTTATAATGTTGTTTTTTTAATAAGTATATAATGGATTTATTTGCAATAATTGTAATTTTATTAGCAGGGTATATTATTAAATATTTGATTGACACAATAAACTCTTTAAATAGAGAAATAAATGAAATAAAAGATAAATGTATAAAGTCATCAAGTAATGTAGTTTTCAAAGAAAAAACAGAGCAACCAAGTATTAAAATTAATAAAGAATTAATAAATAGTATTTCCTATTTCAAAGACTTTTTTGATAATAAATAGATATAAATAATATAGTTGTTATTATATTTAATAGTTATTATATAAATATGCCTCGTAAAGCAAAAGTATTAGATGATAAAACAATAAATATAAAGAAGAAAAAAAATTTATTGAATACAATGGTTAAAGATGTTATTCTTGTAGACAATGAAGATATTATACTTCAGTTACCAATATCAGATTTTCAAATGTCAAAAATGAATGAAAATATTGACACAGAAATATTAGAAAATCCTGAACCGTACGAACCTAATTGTTTTTATTTAAATGAATTAAATACATATAATAATATTCAAGATAATATAATTAATGATACTGATGCGAATAAAGAGTATTCGTCTAATAATGAATATACAGATAATATAACTAATACATGTAATAATTGTTATTGGTGTTGTCATCCAATAAAAAATAGAACTTATGGAATGCCTTATAAATATAATGTTAAATCTGACACATATATATTATTTGGTAACTTTTGTTCTCTCGAATGTGCTAATGCTTATAACTTTTCAACTCATTGTGGAAGTGATAAAGTGTGGGAAATAAACAGTTTAATACAAATGTTAAGTAAACATTTTGGTGTTTTAAATCCTGTAAGACCTGCACCTTCAAGACTTTTACTCAATATATTCAATGGTCCAATGACTATAGATGAGTTTCGTAAAGGACATTTAACAAACGATAAAACGCATTTATTAAATTTACCTCCTATGATATTAACGAATTATAATTATGAAATAGTTAATACTTCATATCTTAAGAACATAACAGATAATATGCATATTAAGACGGATAATAAGACCATTAATCCGTTTTTTAATAAAAAATGATATAAGAATATCAATTTATATATATAAGAAAATATGACTGAAATCTACTTTTCACCATATAGAATCTCTACTATAACCTGTAATGCGAATATAGGAGGGAATGATATCAATATTAATTTAGGGATATTATTCGACAATATGATAATTTCAGATACTCCTGATGTAGATAATACATTTGTATGGGCTCAATGTTTGAAAGAAGGAGTTGATGTATCTAAAGGAGTTTATCCTAAGAAAAGAAGAAAAAGTAAAAAAGATAAAATGAAAAAAAATAGATTTGACAATCAAGTTACTGTTATTTATAGATTTCGTGATAAATATATTCCTAATATTAAAATATTTAAAAATGGTAATATTCAACTTACTGGAATAAAAGATGTATTAGATACTGAAACTATTGTTAATAAAATTATTGACAGTATTAAATATATTTATAATAATACAGATAAAAATATTATTGTTAATAATTCTGAGGATTATGTTCTTGCTTTGAAATATCAAAATTGTAAGATTAGAATGATTAATACAGACTTTAAAGTTTATTCAGATCAAGAACTTACAACAGGTTTTGAAATAAAAAGAAGAGAAGTTCATAAATTATTTATTGGTAATGAATATAATAATAAGTGTTCTTTTCAACCAGGTATTTATCAAGGTGTTAAATTAGAATATTTTTGGAACGAATGTAATATTAAGTGTAATGGTATATGTTCTTGCCCTAAAAATTGTTATGGTAAAGGAACAGGAAAAAATATAGGTGATTGTAAAAAAGTAACAGGCGCTTTATTTGAAAGTGGTAGTGTATTGATAACTGGTGGTGTTACATTCGAACAAGTAGATGAAACATATAAATATATTTGCGAGTGTCTCGCAAAACATAAAGATTTGATTAAAAAACATCACCCATTGATGTTATTGACATAACAACTAAAATTATAATTATCATCTGTTTGATTTTCTAAATATTTTCTGAATTTATCAGTAGATACATTATTATTACCTGGTCTATTATATGATGGTATATGATGACTTGCGTAAAATTGTGCGGTATATTCTACAGCATCTGGATTTATATGAGGTATTTTATAGTTATTTCCCCATGGTTTTTTATCAAAAAGTACATCTCCTGTATATAATCCAGCATTTTTTGGAGGAGGTGGATTACTAACATTTGAGTTATAGTCTAATTCAGCATATTCTAATTCTTTTTTCATTATTCTATATAATTCGAGGATATTAAATATTATATATTAATCACTTTTTAATATTCATCAGTTGTGGAATCGTTCTTTCTTTTAATCCCGCAAGATGGAGGTTTATATATACTATAAATATATTTATATTTTTTTGGAATACTATAGTAATTAGTATATTTATCATTAATTAAATTCCCTACTTTTTGTATTAATTCTTCATTATATTTATCTTCCATTTTATTATTTATAATAATATAAGTTGTCATTTTTTATATAAATAATAATTACGTTTATTAATAAAATGAATACAAATTTCCAAGATTGGACGCCTGTTGTTATAACTAAAAGTAATAATAAACCTGTTAAAGAAAATCCTTCAGGATTTAAAGAGTTACATAAACTATTAGATGATGATATTCCTAAATTAACGAAAATGACACGTATTTATGCACAAGCAATAATAGATGGTAGAAAAATTATGAATATAACACAGAAACAGTTGGCTCAAAAAATGTGTATTAAAGATACAGTAATTAAAGAATATGAAAATTGTAGTATTCCAAATTTTAATCTTTCACTATATAAAAGAATGTTAAAAGCTGTTAATATTGATCCTAAAACTGTTCTTAATACTTAGATTAAATAAAGTATATATTTTTTATACTTTAAAAATATGATGTAGTTGTATATTATGCTACTTAAGGAAAATGAGTACATAATCTTTTTATTT